TTTGTTCTAATATAGCACTATCTTCTAAAGCTTTACCATATCGATATTTCTCACTTATAGAAGATTCTATCTTAGGTAATATATTATTCCACACTTCCTCGTCTTTGCGCCAATTCTTATAGTATCCTAATTTTTTATCACCCATGCTATATGTAGAACCATTTTGTTGAATAACTCCATGAGCCACGGCAACTTCTTTTAATCCAGAATATTTATCTAAGCCTGTTTTAAAGTTTAAATATGCTTCTGCTTGTAAAAATGCTGGTATAAATCTATTTTTCACAGTGAGCATACGAAGTGTTACCCCAGAGTAATTTCTACTCTCAGTTAATGCTTCGTCTTCATCATTAGACGCGTCTGTTCTCTCTTTTTTGGCGGCCATTTGAACTAATAAAGAAGCCATGTACATAGGACCCGAGCCACCAGCCTGTTGCTTTACTAAGGTAGGATGGAGTGCACCAGGATCAGCATAAGTGTGATTACTACATATAATGGTTGTGCCAGTTACAGCAGCTTTATATGTAATAATACGCATCATGGATTTAAGCTGTTTGGCCCGGAGGCCCATGTCCATGGCTCCTTTATTAGCCTCAGCGTCAGCGATTTCTTTTGAAGAGGCTAAATTTCCAAGAGAATCAATTGATATAATAAATTTTCCGTGCAGTTCAGGTTCTTTTTCTACTTCATCTAAAAATGCTACAAGCTGATTACGGCAATTTTCAACAGTATCAACTGGAACATATTTTACATTAGATACATTTAATCCGACATTCTCAGCTCCTTCTTTTTCAATTGCAATTTCGGTGTCAAATATTATTGGTACCATGTCTTTAGACTGAGCGTTTGCTAAAATTTTATTTAAAATAAAAGTCTTACCGCATTGAGCTTCACCTGCAAAAATTGTTATTCTGCCTTTAGGTACCCCTCCATACAATGAACCAGATAAAATAGAATTTAACACTAAACACCCAGTGTCAACCCATTCTGTTACGTTACTCAGAGTGTTTTTCTCTAATGTCGTAGCGTTATTATTAAGCTTTTGTAATGCTGCAAAAGCCTTATCAACGAGATTTTTTGACATGAATTAGTCCTCGAATAACGTTACTTCAGGTACTTCTTCTTCGGATAAAACTTCTACAGACGGTTCCGGGTTTGGCTCGGCTTTAACATTAATTTTAGCGTTATAATGTACCAATATTTTATCAGAAATAGTAGTTTCTACTTCTGTGTATTGAGAAGTTATATACCTAAAAACAGGTGGTTCGCCGCTAGAGAACTCAGTAAAGAATAATGGCATAACATCAACTTTCATGTTCGCAGCATCGTTAGGGGTTACCATAATCATTGCCGGTGCTTTTACTCTTAAAATCGAATCTGTACGCTCTACTAACTCTCCAAAACAAGTTCTACCTATACTATCAACATATGTAATGATGTCCATGTAATTATTATATTATATTGTTTTTAATTTGCAACGGGTATTTTAAAGAAATCAAATAAGTCAGTAGTTACTGCTTTACCTGGTCGAAATGACTTCCACTTTACATTTTCGTAAAATCTATCAATGACACTATATACAATTTTTTCAAACATTTTTTCATAGTCAATTTTAAAATCTTGTTTAAACTCTTCGGGTAAATTATATTTAAATCCTAAAGAACTTAATCCGAATTTATTAGGTAATGTATAAAAATAACGTATTTTATCACCAGATCCTATAGTTTCGTATTTACTTGAAATATTATAATGTTTTAAGAGTTTATTGTAATATATAGAAGATTTTGCGTGTATAGGTGTTCCTTTTTTAACTTTCCAGTCTTTTACAAATGTGCTATATTTTTCATAATCTTTAATTCCCATGACAAATGCTATGTCTTTTATAGGTAGCGACTTAAAAATTTCATATGTTTCTTCGAAGATCTCATTAGTACCTTTTTGATTTTCGGTCATAATCATATGTTCAATTATTTTTTTGACATATGGCTTAATAGCTCCCGGCATTGTGGTTCGAACCACCTCAACACCAGTATATTTAAACTTATTACATACGACTCCTTCGTCATCTAACTTATGTAGTACATATCGTTTTTTTTGTAAAAATATTCCTTTATCACAAATTGACTCTCTTTTAAAAACAAATCTAGGATCATTAGTTAAGAGGGTTTCTCGTGCCCATTTTTCAATATGTACGTTTAAATCGTCTTCTATATCTTGAACAAGAGTATATACTTTTTCGTTAATATTATTATTTTTATGCAACGGAATACCCATATGTTCTAATAAAGGAGTAATTGTACAGTATGAGCTATCTGTGTCATTATACAGGATTGGATCGGATTTTTCGATATCTTTATCAGTTAAATTAGTTTTTCTTTTAAAATAATTTCTTAAGATAATATTACTTTGCTTTATGACGTCTCGACCGGTTAATGTAATTGATCGTGCAATGTCTCCATCCGCCATGGCCGAGTTTTTATTACCAAAATACCCATAAATACGGTTAATAAGAATTTTTAATGTAAATTGCCAGATCCAAAGTTGATCAATCTTTAATTGTGCATCTACAATTTTTTTCTTTAACTTAATTTTATTTTCTTTATTTTTTTCTTTTTCTAGTTCAAGGGACAATTGATGTTTTTCTTCACGAGCCTCGTTCCACCCCTGTTTTTTACCTTTTCTTATATCATAAAAATGATCTGTTATGCGAGGGAAGATCCCTTTAGTTTTTTGTGAAAAAAGTTTTTTTGCTCTTGTAACCGCTATTTGATTCTTAGTACACCACTTATTAAAATCACCATAAGACATTTCAATATCCTTGTTATTTACAGTCTTAATATACACCTTGTTGTTGTCTGTTCCAACTATACTACCAATTTTAGTTTCCGGGCTTAGGTTAAGTGTAACCATTACACTCGGATATAGAGAGTTAGCGTCAAATGATATAATATTCTCTTGAAACCCTGGTTTAGGCTCACTTACATATGCACCTTCGTATTTACCTGAACGATCGTCATCTTTTATAAAAGTAGGGATGACTCTTGGCGGATCTAACTTTCTTGCTTCTACAATTGCTCTGCCGTTAACTGTGCTAATAGTACCAAGAGCAGCATTAAACGGTGTTAATCCGATGTATGATAGCATTCTAGCCAAGTCCATATACATGAGCTTGGCTTCCAGCTTTACTAACAGTCTTACATCATGAATGTTGTAGTCTACAAACTTGTCCCAATCCTCAATAGACAGTGTCGCAAGGTTAGTTTCTCCTATATCTACCTTGTTCTCTCCTAGTTCTATGTGAGCTATGTTATCTAGCTTATAACTGTCTTTCATACCCAGACTGAAGGTTTTATACACATCAAGATAATCTAACATAGATACCCCTTCAACTACATATTTTGATGTTTGCTTACCAAAGTTACCACGATACACTCGTTGATAGATTGGCTTCATAATTTCATCATGTACAGGCGAAAATAACCGAGTTGTGTCTTCGCCGAGTATATTTCTAACTCGATTAATTACATAAGGAATATCAAAAACCTCACTAGCCCACCCGGATAAAATATCAGGCCGGTCTTTGCAATAAAAGTCTAAAAATTTCTGTAATAATTCAGTTTCATTTTTACAGTGAACATATTTTACGTCATTAGACTTCGGCTTATATTTGTTGATACCCCATGTAAAATACATTTTTTCGACAGTATCGTATACTGTTATAACGTTAATCATATGACTGGCTTCTTCCGGTTTTGGAAACTCATCCGGTGAATATGTTTCAATATCAAAAAACCAAATCTTCAAAGGGAATTTATTAAAAGTATCACTTTCATGATTCTCCCAAAACCTATCAACTAGAAATTGTTGATAGGGTGTAATGTTTTCATAAATTTTAGGATCGCTAAGATCTCCAATTTTTCTCCGTCTATCTAATTCACTATTTGCTGTTACTTTTCGGAGCTTTGTACCGTAGAGTGATGTTGCGTCGTAGCGAGTTGAATTTGTCTCATAATAGAAATACGGTTGATATGGACAGTCAGTTTCTATTCTAACACCGTTCTCATCCCACGTATATAGCCGCATGACGCGCTGGTTTGGTATGTATGCTAAATTTCTATACATTACTTATAGTATAGAGAAAATTAAACAATAAGTCAACTAATTCCGTTTAAGCGATTAAGATTTTTTCTTTTCGGATGTCCGTATGGATGTGCATATAATTCGGCATAAAAATTAATATTATCTTCCATCCATCGAGATTTCATATAATTTCTAGCTTGTTTTACTTCTTTAAAATATTTTTTAGAATCTTTAGTTATGATTTCTATTTTATTTATTAATTCGTCTCCAGTTTTAAATTTATTAAACGCAGCATCATACGTACACATATCTTGACAAACAACTGGAATACCTAATGCGCATGCTTCGATAAATTTTAAATCACTTTTTGCTTTGTTGAAATTACTATCTTCTAGCGGGGCATAAAAAACCGTTGCGTTCATATTATTTATATATTCAGGGTAATCTACTAGATTAGACCATGTATGGTATTCGATCTTCTTTTGTTTAATTAAATCTTTTAAAGTTAACGGGAACCCACCTACAAATACCCATTGAAATTTATCTACTGTTTTTCTTATTACATCATTAACGTGATAAAAATCGTCTCTTTGTTTAATTCTATTTTCAATATCAAAATGCGCTCCACTCCCACAATAAACTACTCGAGGCTTCTTTTTATATTTTTGATAGTTTTCTCTAATTTTATTAAGATTAAAATATCTATCTAGCCAAAACTTTGGAATAAAGTTAGGTATAACTGTAATATTCTTATTACCAGTTTTTTCTATATAATATTTTTTCATGAAATTATTTGTTACCGTAATTTCATCGCAAATTTGCATAATCTCCATACTTGTTTGTCTGATGTCAGGATCTTCAAATGCAAATCTAAATTTATTATAATGAGGAATATCTTCTTTAAAGATGAGGTCATCTATTTCATAGATAATGTTAAACTTACATTCTTGTTGTACTTGTTTAAGCCATTTTATATATTCTAGTTGAGCTTTAGTTGCTTGTCTTTGTATTCGTATAGTCTTAACTCCTTTATAAAAATTTTTATCTCCTATCATTACAGTGCCGCCTTGTACATTAGTTTTACCAGCGCAATTGAGTAGTAATTCAGGCCATATCATTCTCCAGTGACCACATCCTGAGTAATCAGCATAAAAATTTAATGCCCGTGGTAAATCTGGAGCGGCGTGAGGAGCTGGCACGCCGGTTGGAGTTTTAAATTGTCTGTTAGCTACTAAATTGAAATTCGGCTTAACTGATATAGGTGGAGCAAACGGTAAACGGTTTGTTTGCTGAAACGGTGTAATCATCATATAAATTTATTATTAATTATTGGATAAATCCACACGGGTAGTAATACTATTCTTTTTTTCTAATACAATAACATCCCCGGTGGCGGCTTTAACTGATTCTTTTCTATGAGAGATAACATATATACTCTCTTTATGTTTATCTATTCGTTCCTTAATTATATTTAACACTAACTCGACTCCCTTTTCATCTAGTGAACTATCTAATAATTCATCAAACATTAATAAATTATATGCCACGTCGCCCTGCAGCCTTCTCATATCTATAAATGTAAATAAAATTGCAAGATCTATATTTTTTCTCTCAGCACCAGAGAAGTTAAAATAGGAACATTCTTCATTTTTTTCGTTTACAATTTCCTCTTCGAAATATTCATTAAATCTACAAATACAGTTCGCATCCATTTTTTGTAAATAATATAATAATCGTTTATTTAAGACGTCTAAAATCTTTTTTACAATAAAAGACTTTACACCTTCTTCTGAAAGAATATATTTTACTACTTCTAAGATCTCTAAATCTGAATGTATATTATTTGATGATTGTTCTAGATCGTCTACTTCTTTTGTTTTTATTTTTAATTTGTTATTTAGTTCTTTTATTTCTAAATTAGTTTCCTTTTTCGCTATTTCTTGTAATTCGTTTTTATTTTTATCAAAATCGTTCTTAAGACTGCTAATATATGCAGCGGTTACTTTATTATTATTATGTAATGTTTTTATAGTAGATATATATTCATTGAGTTGTGACTCAGCTGTTGTATTATCCTCTTTGAGAGTAATAATATTTTTTTGTTGCTGCACTAGACTCTCAATATCTTCCTCACAGTTATCAATATCTTTTTTAATTTTATTCTTTTCTTGTTCTATATGCTCTCTATCTTTATTTGAAATTTGACGTAGACATGTCGGACAGGTATCATTTTGTGTATCAATATTTGAAATTTGTTTATTATAAAATTTTATTTCAGTTTGATGCTCAGTGATTTTATTTGAGATAGAGTCTAATTGGCTTTGTATTCTTTCTAACTTATCCTTTATAAAGCTTAGCTTACTTATACTTTTATTATATAAATCTTTATTTATACTTTTAATTTTTATCTTATTTTGCTTTATATCTTCATTTATAATTTTTATTCTATCATTTATTTTATCTTTTTGCTCAATAATGTTACTTAAAATTTTATCTTTTTGTTCTTTAAGAAGTTTAAAGATGTTAGTTGCATGGTCAAAGTCCTTTGTAATGTGTTCGTATTTTTTTTGTACATCGTTGTATTCGGAGCGAGCACTTAAAAGCATGTCAGAGAAGATTTCTAAATTTAATATACCTTCGATAAATTTTCTCTTCTCAACTTTTCTTTGCGCCATGAACGGTAATGTAGTATTGAGCGACATTATAACGCAATTTTGAAATACTTCTGGAGAGCAGCTTAATATTTTTTTTATTTTCTTGCTAGTGTTAGGTATAGTACTTTCAGTTACGTCTATATCATCGACGTACAGATAACATTTTGTAGGTTTTAGTTTACGTACAATCCGATAGTTATTTGTTTTATTGTTTTCATTTATTGAAAATTGTAATTCTACGTACGTATTTTTTTTGTTTATAGAGTTTACAACAAATTCTTTTGTAACCTCTCTTATTGTCTCACCAAAAATAGCAAAGTGTATAGCGTCAGCAATTGTTGACTTACCAACACCGTTTCTCCTATCTTCTTTATCTCTATTAACACCAGTAATTACATTTAACCCTGGTTGGAATTTAATTTCAATTGGCTGTTTTCCTATTGATAGGAAATTTCTAATTTTTATTGTATTAAAATTTATATATTTCATGTAAACTGATTATATAAATGTACAGTTTTTGTCGTCACTTCTCCTTTATTGTCTATATCTAAAGAGTCTATGTATTCTATAATACATTGTTTTATATTCAAGTCACCGAGTTCATTTGTTAATGCGATATTGTCACCAATACTAAACTTATATAGATAGTCTGTTACTAATGAGAAAGGTGCTTCAAAGTTTATAGATGCAATTATTTTGTCAAGTAGATTTGTCTTTATGTCTTTATCTATAACAATTTTTATAGCTAGCTTAGACCAGCCGATTTCTTTTGCTATGTTTTTTAATTTTTCAAGTTCACTTAGGTTTACTTTTATATGTATTGGAGATATTTTATTTTCAATAACGGTATATTTTATGTTTTGCTCACTAAAATCAAAGATATAAAACCCTTTTTGATCTTGAACGTCGTTAAAGTCCATTTGAAACGGGTTACCGACGTAAATTATTTCTCCGTTTGAATATTTTCGGCGTTGTCGTTTGTGAAAATGACCGGATACTATAAGTTTAGATTTTGTAAGTAAGTCACATGATTGAATACCTGCTTCACATATTTTAAAACTATTAAAATTAAAATTTTCAATTTCAAAATGACCAATTAGTAGGTCACATTCCGGAATATCTTTTATAGAGGTACCCCACGGACAAAAGGAAACCTTAAAGCCGAACATATTCCGTGTGCTTGGCTTATCAATAATATGAATATTACTTCTATTATTTAAAATAGACAATGAATGTACATTAGAATTGTCTTTATAATATGCGTCGTGATTACCAGGTATCATGAATAGTTCAAAATCATTAAACAAGTCTAATAAATTATTTGCAAAGTGAAGAGATTTAACGTTTATTTCATCTCTATAATGGAAAAAATCACCGCCAAATATTATTTGAGTTATTTTTTGTTGTTTTAATTCAAATGTAAACCATTTTGCCCATTCAAGGGTCACATCATGCCATTTTTCACTGTTTTGATGTATACCTATATGTAAATCAGAAAAAAATCCGATTTTTTTATTACTCTCAGAAGACATTAAGTATATAATTCTTGATCGGAGGCGAAGGGTGTGCGCTTGAGGGCGATTTCTTCATCTTGCGCTAAACTCCCGTATACTTGCTCTTGATAATCAGCGATCGTTTCTCTGTATTTTTTTTCTTTTTTAATTCTATTAATGAATGCATGGTATGCAATAGTTGTAAAGTATGAGAAAGGATTTGACGGAGAGTCAATTCTAAATTTTTTATTTTTTACAGCAGCGACCATTTTAACTACAGCATCACCTATCATTTCATCTTTATAGCTATAATTTATAAAATTAGGAGAATAGCTCAAACCGACAGCAATTTTATATACTGACATTGCTAATTCGTCTATTAAATCATCTGTCGTATAATAGTCTTTTAAATATTGTAAAAAATCCTTAGGATTAACGTAATATGTTTTTTTATTCGGTTTTTTTCGTTTTGGTTTTGGCTTTGGTTCTAGTTTCATAGTATTGTGTAAAATTGTAATTTATACGCTCGCTGTCGTATAATGATAGTCTTTGCTCCATATGACGCTGACCGTAGCGTAAGTTATCGGCAATATCAAAAATTATAAGCTCTTTTTTATCAGTATGCAACCGAAGGCCACGGCCAATGCTTTGTATTATTTTTATTTTTGCTTTTCCGCCACCGGCGAACATTATATAATGTAAGTTTTTGATATTAATACCTGTAGAGAATATTTTTGAAATAGCAACAACTATTACATCTTTTTTTTCTTCCATTAATGTTTGTATTTCTTCACGCTCTCGTACGTCGACTTCTCCTCTAATAAAATATACTTGTTTAGTTTTGCAAATATCTTTTAATGTATTAAGTAATAATTCTCCATGCTCTATATAATCAATTAATATTAGTGCATTATTATCTAATTTATTTGAAAGGTTTGCTAATAATTTATTTCTAAAGCAATTCCTACGTATAAATTCATTTTCTTGCAAATAATATGCATTAGAATTATTTCCATGATAAATTTGGGTCGAGGGTGTGTCGTAATTTAACTCTAATACATGTACTTTAGCAGGTACAACATATTTTTCATCTTTTAGTTCATAAGCTTTTTTTTCAAATAATTGAGGACCTATTTTACCAAAAATATTCCATTTATCTAATAATTCTGGCGGTAGGGTACCAGTAAAGCCGAACCGATGTGGAGTATCAATTTTTTTGA